GCTGTGGCGCGGTGTGCGGCAGCTGCGCGATGCATTGCGCGGACGCTCGCCTGGGCCACAATCGCCCGGCACAACGCGGTTGCCGCACTGAGGCACCATCCGAAAGCGCAGCGGCGAGAAACAGCATCCGCGCCGCACATGCGCATCCTCTAGGCAAATTCTGATTTATAGTTTCGCCCCTGCTCAGACGAAGCAGCCATCGGTACACTCGCGCCATCGCTTTCAGTGCCATAGAGAAAGCGATCGAGGTGTGGAAACCTCGTGCGTAACGGGTGAGGACCGAGCATAGGTTCTTGCCCTCGACTGCTATGGCTTGGCTTCGTCACCCTCCTGGGGCGAGCCAGGCATGAGCGGCTTCGGCCGCGCCGACTGTTACGCATCGGTTTTCCACCTTGCCTGTGCTCGCCCACCCCTCCTGCCAGGGTTGGGCGCGGTTCCGTTCATCAGATGAAAAGGAATGCCGTGACCCGCTCGATCTCCAAATCCGCCGATTCCCCGGCTGGCGATTCGCTCACCGAATATCAGAAAGGCGTTGCCTCCGGGCGTGCGTTTTTGCATGCGGTGTCCGCGCGCGCTGCGCCCCTGAAATACTCCCCGACGAGCACGGCGGACTCGCCAGAGCAACCCGAACACCCCTGCTGATCAATGGGCGAGGCCCGGCGCATGGGCCTGCAGCGCCGTTGTTGCAGCACCGGCGTTGGGGCTTGTTGGGGCTCGCCCGCCCTTTTTTTGCGTGCAAACGCGGCCAGAACTGCGAGCGTCTGCGGATGGCCGTTGGCGGCGCGAAATAAAAAAACCCCGGCCAGCCGAAGCTGCCGGGGTTTTCCTTTGCATCACGGCCGAAGCCGCGAAGCGCGTGCTCGATCATTCTGTGCAAATTTCCCGCAAACCGTTGTTGTATCAATGCGTCTGCGTTCAATCCTCCGAATAACACTCAGAAAAGTACTCACTACCCACGCGCTGCCCTACTTACCCACAGGTCGCCAGCACCTGCCGGACCCAGCCTCAGTCGATTCCTGACTGCCACGACGAATGAATATTGCGCGCTCGGCAGTTAGGTGACGCAAGGAAATCATCGTATTGCCCCATCGGCATTACGATATGACGAACTTCAGAGGGGACGTCAAATGGAAATCAGATCGGGTATCGCCGCAGCAGCTCTCGCGCTGGGTTGTCTCTCGGTTGCTCCGCAGGCGATGGCCTGCTCCACCGAAGATTTGCAGTCGTGCAAGACCTGCCCCGAGATCGCCGCTGCAGTCCGGGGCAAAGACCCCAATGCTGGCGATTACTATCGAGGGGCTTTCTGGAACCCGCTGTTTGCGGCCTATGTGCGCAATTGCCAATCGCTGGGCCAGACCCTGCTGGCAGCCGGTGCGAACCCATCATTCGGCGGCCAGCAAAGCTCGATGATTCTGACTGTTTCAAATCGCTGGCCGCACAATAGCGAGACGGTGAATAAGCAGTGGGCCTCAATGCTGGTCAACAGTGGCGCGAGCGTAGATGTGAAACTGCCGTACACGGACACGACGGCGCGAGAGATCGTAGCCGGGGGCGAAGCCTCGGTCGACTATCCGGTCATTTGGAAAGGCTTCCTCTCTGCGCATCCAGTGGCGGCTGGTGTAGATCCGCAGATCGTCAAATATTGCCGGTCCGTATCGGAAGCGGCCGGCGGCAGCTACAGGATAGAAGAGACCTGCAGGAAGCAAGAGGCTAGCGCTCGATCGCGGATGAGGAACGGAGAATAGGCAAATAGGGCAAAGCCGTGGCAACCGGAGTGGAAACCACGCCCGCCAAAACCGCTTCGGAGACCGCCATGGAGCTTGACGACCTACACGCCAAAATCTCGCTCATCCAGGAAAACTGCGACGAAGCAATCAAAGCGCTCAACATTATCGCGAGAGCGCGCTCAAGCGAGCCAACGCCGGACAAACTCGCTGCCGAGTGGGCAGAAAAGATCGCGCGACGCGCCGTCCAACTCTACGCAGAACGGCACCCCAGGCCTCCACAAGTCACGCAAATACAGGCAGCAGAAATGCTTGGAATCAGTCGCTGGACGGTCGCCAAGATGGTCCAGAGCGGGCAGCTGCGCCTGAACAAATGCGGGATGATCCCCATCGAGCAGATCGACCGCATTCTGCTCGCCGACTCCCCATAACGTACGCGCCGCACAAAGAAATGGAGCCCCGAAAGCCGAAGCCATCGGGGCGCAGGTGCGACACGAACGCCGCCCGGCGAGCTGGCAGTAAGTGGTTACGAGGAAAGAGCAATCATCATATTGATGCGCCGCTTCAATTCGCCGACGATGGCTACTGCATTGCCGAGGTTCTCCTCCTCGGCCAGCGCTCCCATCAGCTTGTACCTTACCTCTCCGTCATCCATCACGTAGGTGACGATGACCCCCTTTACCTTTTCAGATTCGTAATCGCCTGCAATCTCTCTCAGCTTGCATCCCGGCGTCTCATCATTAGCCGCGGCCTGGTACGAAGGAATGATCTTGCCCGTCGACTTACCATTGCGCCGTGTGACCTGTGCGCCTGCATTTTTCATGATGTGCTCCTTCTCAGGGTTCATTTCTAATCTGACGCATCGCCGGCTGCGACCGGCGGGACGCCTTCTATTGCCACCAGCCAAAGCCGGAGCGTCTCGGAGTTGCATCGTCTTTTGCTGGATTTTCTGGTTCATCTGCATCAATAATAAACCACCGTGGTCCATTGAAAGATAGGCCAACGCGGCACCCTTGTCAACACCACCATGGTCCATCACAATTTATCTATGACACGCGAAGATCCACAGATGAAGCTGCGCCTGCCGGTTGAACTGAAAGACCGACTGACGGCGCTGGCAAAGCGAAACGACCGGTCCTTGAATGCGGAGGTAGTGAGGCGTTTGGAAGGGAGCTTGGATGGGGAGACGACGAGCGGAACCACGCCGCCAATCGACGACCAAACGCTCGACGTGTTCGCCCACACAGTTGCCGACAAGGTTGTTCAAGCGTTGGACGAAAGGGAGAGGAAGCAGAAGAGGAAATGAACGGAGGCGCCTGATCGGATCGTAGGGTAGACACCTGGGCGAGTAAAAGCGGTCGCTCGCGATCGCTCCGATTTTTTACGGAAAGCTTCGAGAAATCTCGACGAGACCGCGCCAGACAGAGGTTTGTGGCCGATCTCGATGAGAAATTCGTATGTGCCGAGTCAAGGTAAAGCCACCCCGGGCGCGAAGCCGCCAAGGTTGATCAGTTCTCACTCGGTACCGCCGTCTCTGCGACCTTGGTTTGTGCGCTAACTTCGCCACTAACCAGCGAGGCACTAACCTTCGCGTCGGCCTTGGCCTTGATCTTTGCGCCTAGGTCGCGCTCCCATCCTTCTGCCTTGGCGCGCTTCTGGATGGCGGTGTGGGAAATACCCTGAGAGACAACGATCTCGCGTCGCAACTGCTAGGTAAAACTAGAGTCGCCGACGTCGCCGTGACACGCCAGTGGGCTGCGGGCGGCCAGTGGCAACCAAGCGCTCGGCCGTCTGCGCGATGATGAGCCTTTCAACGTAAGCAAGCACGTCGCGCGTCATCATCACCCAGGCGCGACCAACCTTTGCCGCCGGGATCTGGCCATTCGTGATCAGGTCCACAACCGTATTGGGGTGAATGTGAAGAATTTCCGCTGCCCCCTTGATGCCGACCGTCAGGCCAGTTGGGGAGAGGTTTGAGACGTCGGAGGACGCCGAGGGATCGACATAGATCGGTGTCGTTGAATCAAGGACCGCCTTCCTTGTTTTCATTTGCCCTACCTCCGTTGTCCAGCGCTGAACGCTGTGGCTCAGCCAGAAAATGACTTGGCTCCTCAGTCCGTCTTCCGTGGGCGCCCAATGACCTTATCCCGGTGCCCCTCGGTCCAGGCAATCACCTCGGACGCCTTCCAGAGCGGCAGTCCCTTGCCCTTGCCTTCGCCATTCCCGCCGGGCTTTCTTGGCCTTGCCGCTGGCAAGCGGATTGCCTTCGGGAACCCTGGCAACGTCACGATGCGCTCGCCGACCACTCGAGTCGAGCGGTGCAGATAGGCACCGATCATCTCCAGGTTCCAGAGCTGCACATCCAAGGGCAGAGTCGGCTTGATGCGCTTTTCGATTGCCTCGGCCAATCGCTCAATTAGGTCAGTTTCGCTCACTTCGCATCTCCAGTCGGCCGTTCTACCACCCGGCGGCACATTGCTCCACAAATGCGTTACTGGGATCTACAATCCCCCGTGTTGGCAGGCCGACATGGCCAAAGGCAACCTCGGTAATAGTAATCAGAATAAGTCTGCTGTGCTGATTCAAAGTGAAATGCCGATTTTCATAGCGATAACAACTTCGGTAACCTGTTAGCACCCTGGTTAAAGGACTTTGGATGGCTCTGATCAAATGCCGTGAATGCGGCAAAGATGTCAGCACTGAAGCCGCGGCCTGCCTGAACTGCGGCGCGCCACCCTTGCCCGGCGCATCGACTGTGGCGACAGGCAAGCCAAAAAAGAGCCAGGGCTTTCTTGGCATGCTGATTCTTGCGATCGTTGGAACCGTCGCTATCACACAATGCAGTTCGAAAGGCGCGAAGAAGGACGAAACTAAGTCTGCCACCCAAGAGTGCGCAAAGGACGATCTGCAATGCAAAGGCGACAAGGCCGTCGTGGCCGCTAGCGTCTACTGCAAAGATCCAGTCGAGCGATTGGCCCGCCACAGCGTCCGTTGGACGGATGGCACGTTTGAACTGAAGTTCAGCCGCTTTCGCTGGAAGGACAAGGCCGCCGGTACGCTCACCATGATCGGCGACAAGGCTGAATTTCAGAATGGCTTCGGCGCCTATACTCCAGTGACCTACGAGTGCGATCTTGCGGCCGATGGTAAGACCGTGCTGGACGTGCGCGCACACGAGGGGCGCTTGCCAAGCTAACCCGCGCCGGTTTTGCCATTCTGACGAATGACCTCTATTCGCGGACTGTTTTCGCTGTCCGTGCTGGCGTCGATGCTGTCGCACAGCTTCTGCAGTAGTGCTGCTCTGGCGGTCTCCAGGCGCCCTATACGTCCCAGCAGTCGAATGATGTGCTCAAGGTATTGGGGCGGCCGATAGGTGGCCTCCAAACCCGGTTTGCGCAGAATCACGCGGTCGATCGATAGCAGCCGCTCGTCTGTCTCCTCGGCCTCCATCGTGCGCATCAGTAACACACGCGCAAGGCGGATTTCCTCGTCGAGCGAGCCGACCGGCATCAGCTCGAGCAACGCCTTTTCCTCGTCCGTCAGGCGATCGCTATACAAGCCGTGTTTGAGGGCATTCCGGTTGCAGGGGCGGGCCGGATTGCCTGCGCCAGTGCTGGCCCCGCCGTGGAGCTTGCAGCGACGTTTGCCGGCCAATGGTGGGCGCTTACACGGGGTTCCGGCGCGCGTCTTGGCACCGCAACATTTCTTCATGGGGTGGCGTTCCTCAAATTGATGTTCGGTGGGCAACGAGCACAAACGGTGCAAACCGCGCTCCGAACCAGGCCATCAAAAGGCCCCAAACCGTGGAAACCAAAGTGGTTACCAACGGTTCGGAAACCATGTTTTGTTAGCCTCTCATGGGGTTCGCTTCCGTTTCGGTGCCAATCCGTTCGCTGCGGATCTAGCCTTGCCCGCATTGGAGCGTGGTCCCGTCGACATTCCGCCGTGCAGCTTGCACCGACCGTTACGATGGATCGCCGTCATCTTGCAGGGCGTGCCGGCGCGCGTTCGAGCTCCGCAGGTCATCCCTCGTAGTTCCTCAGGGAACAGCGGGTAAGACGGCAGTGGGGCACGACTCCAGCCGCGCCGGGGAGGCAAACGAGAGTTCAGGAACCGCTCATACTCTGCGCGCTCAATCGCATCTCGCTCGGCTCGCACGGCGTCACATTCAACGTAATGCGCCTTCAGCCGCTTCCGTTTCTCGTCATCATTCATGGCTAGCCTTTAGCGAATCGTGATCGTGAAGGGTCCCGGTCACGGTGAGGTGCGGCGCATAGTTTGTCTTGGTCGTCCACTGGGACCCTCGGTTTGGGAGTTGAGGCCCGCGCTGGGCGGGCCTTATGCCTGTCAGGTGCCCGCGGGGTAAGCAGGCTGCGTTGGCAAGGCCTGCGTCGGGTCACCGGTCGATGCGCCTACAATCGCGCGCAGCGCCTTGCGATAGGCGGCCCATGCTGCTGGCAAAGCAACCGCGCTCTCGGCGCACCGCAGGATAGTGATGTCCGAAACGGCCAGCGCGGCCTTGGCGGTCGCCTGATATGCGCTCCAGGCTGCTGCGGCCTGCTGCGCTGCTATCTGGGCAGCGGTGGGCGAAATTGGCGCAACGAGCGAGCCATTGCTGACCGTGTACCCCTGCGTTGAGATTGCCGCTTGCCATTGGGCGTCGGTTATTTCGATGGCGTTGACGCCTGACGGAACCGGGCTGTCCACGCTGTCGTAGTAGGCTGTGATCGCGCCTTGCGCGTTGTATGCTGCGAATTTATGGCCCATGGTCAATATCCAATTGCGATGTAATTCACTGCGATAGATGCCGAGTTTGGGTTCCACAAAGAGAACCCCGTGATACTCCGTGTGGCCTGCCCTATCATCGAATAAGCGCCGCTCACAAGTTGCGGAGTTACCAGAAGGTCGACTGCGGCGTTGGGAAATGAGATTGGGAACGTTCCGGACGTAGATGAGCTCGCCGCGGCTGTGATGGTGCCCCACTGAATAATCAGTCCGGAAGGAAACTTCTGATAGCCACCGGCCCCGATGGACGCACCGAACTGCCCAAGCTGCACTGCATGCTGGCTCTGCGTGGCGGGGGCGACTTGTAGGGCGCCGCCGGTGCATTCAAGTAGCACATACGAGCCACCACCGATCGAACTGTTCCACTGCACCCATGCGTCGCCGTTGACTGCGTACTCACCGCTCTGCAGGGCTTGGTGGGAGCCCCCCACCACACTCGCAGTGCCCACACCATCGTTGAGCGTCACCGCGCCCGTGTTCGTCGCGGGAGACTTGTAGCGGATCACCATGCCTTCGGTCCGCTGTTGAAGGGCAGGCGTCAGAGCGACAGTGTGCGCGTTGGCGGTGCCGCTTGCGGTCGCAAAAGACAGGTTGCCCGTTTGGATCGCAGCCAAAACGGACGACGGCAGAATCGGCTGGTTCGGATAGGCGACGATGTTGCCGGCGGTGATCGTGCTTTGGCCGTTGGCGACGGTAATCACCCACAAGCCGACATAGCCAGCCGTAACCGCAGGCGTCGTTTGCGAGCCCGTGGCGGCGGCAGTGCCGGCAACCAACTGCAGCGACACTTGGCCTGCGCGCGTCGTCGGCTGCGCCGTGCCATTGCCGCCCGGACCGTTGAACGCTTGGGTCGGGTTCGCGCTGTTGTAGTACGACAGAACCGTGTTGTTGATGTCGTTGTCCAGGTACGTCGCCTGGATCAGGTAGTTCTGGCTGTAACCGACGGTGCCCGGCGCGGTGATGGCGAAGTTCTGGGCGTCCAACAGAATGCCCTGCTTCACAATGCTGTGGGTCGTGTCTGCGGCGATCGCGCTGTAAGCGGTGCCGTCGACGTTCGCAAGCTGGTAAATCTGGCCCGGGTTGACGTTGACGCTCATCGAGGCCGGCGACGTTGGCGCACACGACAATCCCGTGGCCATCGTGGCGGTGCCGAACAGATCAGCGCACAACTTCGCCAGCGCGATCATCGTCTGCTTGTTAGTGTTCAGCAGGTCGGTCGTTTGCGGAACCGCTCCCGTGTAGATTATTGCTCTGTCCATTAAAGCTCCGATCTAAGGCCGAATTTTCATGCGGCGGGTTGTTGTCAGCCCTCCTTGGGCTGACCCATTGCATTTGTTTATCCCGTTGACCGGATCAGTCCTCCGGCGTTGGCTGGACTGCTTGTAGGCCGTCATAGGGCATCGCCCCATAGGGATAGCGAGCCATCACAGTGGCTGGCTCTCTGGGAGCCGCAATCTCTGGCGAGTTGTTTGCGGTGCACTCAGTTGGCACCAGGCTTTCGTTGTCTTCCATTTCAATCTCCGTGGGTCATTCAAACCCGCGGTTTCGCGGGTTACGTTGTTGGGACAAGGCGGCAAGGGGCCACGTCCCGGTGAAATTGGTGACTCGCTGGGTGTCGCCATCAAAGGACAAGGGGACGGTCCCGGTCTTGCCGCGGCGCATCTTTGCGACATTGACCTCCATCAGATCGCCCGGGTCGAATGCGGGGTCGTAGTACGAGGGGCGATGGCACAGCAGGACAGCATCGGCGTCCTGCTCAATGTCGCCGCTATCGCGCAGATCAGAGAGTTGCGGTCGCTTGTCCGGCCTAGCCTCGTTTTGCCGATTCAACTGAGCAAGCACGATCACCGGGGTTTGGAGTTCCTTGGCCAGTGCCTTCAGCCCACGCGAGATGGCGCCGATCTCCTGCGTCCGGTTTTCGCGCTGGGTGCCGCCCGTGCTACGCATCAGGCCGAGGTAGTCCACAACCAGCAGCGCAAGGCCATACCGTCGCTTGATCGAGCGCGCCTTAGCTGCGAGCCGAGCGAGATCCAGGCCACCTGTGTCATCGACGAACAGGTTTCGGTGAGCAAGCCTCTCCACGGCCTTGGTTACCGCATTCCACTCCTTGTCGCCCATCTCGCCGGTCAGGATGCCCGCATATGGCGCGCCGCCAGCCAGGGAGAGGCAGCGCTCCGTTAGCTCCATAGCGCCCATCTCTAGACTGACGAACAGGACGGCACCGCCCACCTCCCCGCCCATGGCAACGTTGGCGGCGATGTTCAGGCCAAGCGAGGTCTTGCCCATGCCGGGACGGCCTGCAACGACGATCATCTCGCCGGGCCGCAGGCCTGTGCGCCCTGGCGCCCGAGAGCGCGCCAGAACGCGCCCAGTTCCGATTCGCTGAGGTGCCGATGGTGCTCAGCCTTGGGCACGGTGATGACGCCGCGCAGAGGAACTGCCGGATTGCTCTCTACAAGCAGCTTCTGGATGGCGTAGTTGTAGATCTGCTGAATGATGACCCGTACGCCCTCCGCGGTGTTTGGCGTGGCGCGCCGGGCCTCGATGATCTCCAGCACGTGGGACGGCTTCACGTCTTCTAAGGCCTTGCGGCCGATGACCGGCCACACGAAACGTTCCAAGCGCGACTTGATCTGGCTGCGGTACCCCTCGGTTTTCGTAGCCAAGCGCTCATCGATCCACTTGAGGGAGAACGCCTTGAATAGCCCCTCATCCTCCTGCAGTGATTCCTTGGCCTTGCGCTCTGCCTTGTCCTGGCGCCGGTGTTCGGCCGGATCAGTGCCCTGCTCGACCATTGCCCTGTATTCGGCGTGCCGGTCGCGCGCATCAGACACGCCGATTTCGGGATAGCTCCCGATCAGGACCGATCGGCGCTTGCCCGAGAGCATGTATTGGTAGCGCCAGGCCTTCGAGCCGCCCGGGTGCACTAGGACGAACAGGCCACCGCCGTCCGTGAGCTTGTAGGGCTGTTCCTTGGGCTTAGCGTTGTTGATACGGGTGGGCGTCAGCTTGTAGTTGAAGTGGCGCATGGCAGCGATCCTCAGAAGTGAGCACTTTGAGTATTGCTTCGCCCCCAAAATACTCCGTACAACACTCACTTAGCGCCGGATCGTACTCACTCTTTCTGGAACTCTAGAGACAAAAAACCCCGGCGACACTAAGTGTACACCGGGGTTTTCTGGACTTTTCCGGAACACTCCGGATCAGTTTACATATTGTCGATCATCACCTGACCGAAGCCCGAGCACGACACTTGGGTCGCGCCTTCCAGCAGACGGGCGAAGTCATACGTGACCTTCTTCGACAGGATCGATTTTTCGATCGACGAGATGATCAGGTCAGCGGCTTCCGTCCAGCCCATGTGACGCAGCATCATTTCGGCCGACAGGATTTCCGAACCCGGGTTCACGTAGTCCTTGCCTGCGTACTTGGGAGCCGTGCCGTGGGTGGCTTCGAACATCGCCACCGAATCCGACAGGTTGGCGCCCGGGGCGATGCCGATACCGCCGACTTGCGCAGCCAGAGCGTCGGAGATGTAGTCGCCGTTCAGGTTCAGCGTTGCCACCACCGAGTACTCGGCCGGACGCAGCAGGATCTGCTGCAGGAAGGCGTCGGCAATCGCGTCCTTGACGATGATTTCCTTGCCCGTCTTCGGGTTCTTGAACTTGCACCACGGGCCGCCGTCGATCAGCTCGGCGCCGAATTCCTTCTGTGCCAGCGCGTAGGCCCAGTCACGGAAGCCACCTTCCGTGAACTTCATGATGTTGCCCTTGTGCACGATCGTGACCGACGGCTTGTCGTTGTCGATCGCATACTGGATGGCCTTGCGCACCAGACGCTCCGTGCCTTCGCGCGAAACCGGCTTCACGCCGATGCCCGACGTTTCCGGGAAGCGAATCTTCTTCACGCCGAATTCGTCTTGCAGAATCTTGATCAGCTTCTTCGCCTTGTCGCTCTGGGCTTCGAATTCGATACCGGCGTAGATGTCTTCCGAGTTCTCACGGAAGATGACCATGTCGGTCTTCTCCGGCTCTTTGACCGGCGAAGGCACGCCCTTGAAGTAGCGCACCGGGCGCAGGCAGACGTAGAGGTCCAGCTCCTGGCGCAGCGCCACGTTCAGCGAACGGATGCCGCCGCCCACCGGCGTCGTCAGCGGGCCCTTGATGGACACCACGTAGTCCTTCAGGACTTGCAGGGTTTCTTCCGGCAGCCACACGTCCGGGCCGTACACCTTGGTCGACTTCTCGCCGGCGTAGATTTCCATCCAGGAAATCTTGCGCTCGCCCTTGTAAGCCTTCTCAACCGCCGCGTCCACCACCTTGATCATCACCGGGGTGATGTCGAAGCCGGTGCCGTCACCTTCGATGTACGGAATGATCGGGTTGTTCGGAACGTTGAGGGAGAAGTCTTGGTTGACGGTGATCTTCTCGCCGGCCGGGACCTTGATGTGTTGATACATGGACGACTCCAGTGCAGACCGCAGGTAGCGGGTGGACGGTGGGGGTTGACAGCACAGCGCGCCGCTCTCGGGTTGGCCGGCGTGGCGCACTGCAATGAACTGGCGATTCTAACGGCCTACGATGACGCGCTCACGATGCACCGCACAAATCTCGCATCCCGCGCAGGCCGCAACTCTTATATAAGACACAAGAGTGAATTTCGCATTATGCCGGAAAATTTCACCATCCGCCATACTCCCGCACGTGGCGGCGCTGCTGTCAACTGGCGGGCAGACGGGCGTCGGAAGCCCGGCCGATCCGGGCTCGGGCATCGATCGATCCGGGGTCCGCTCCCAGCCGGGCATTCCAGGCATCCGCCAGTCGAGCCAACGCGGCGCGCAGGTCGAACGCGTTGTCGGCGTCGAGCAAACGGATCAGGCCCATGCCGTCCAGGCCAGGATTGCGCCGGACCAGCCATGCGAGCGTCTGGATGTGTTCGACAAAGCGATCGTCAGCCTGGTGCAAATGGCTGAAACAGGACAGACCGGCGTGGCGGTCCAGCGGAGCGCCGGAGAGCGTCTGCGACACAAGCATGAAATCGTCGAGAGCGGAAGCGCCATGCGAAGGCGGACGGAAGCCAGGCACCGCGCCGAGCAGAAGCAACGTACTGCAGCCGAGGACAAAATCGCGGCGCCGGAAGTGAGCAGGCTTGGTGGGCTGGGCGGCCCCTGTGGGGCGGGGGGACGTCGGCGGAATAGACACGGTGGGCCTTGGGCAAAATCGGCTCGCAGTTTCAAGGCGCGCGCGCCGTCATCCAATCAGACCGGTCCGAAATGCTGCCGCGGCGCACCGGGCACCGGGCATCTTTCTTGCGCAGCGCAACATGCGCCACATGGCGGATCAGGGCACACCGAAGCTTTGCCCCACCTCACAAAAAATTCCAACGCGACATGTCAACGCGCCTGTAACGGGCTGCGTTATTGCAGATGACTCATTTAGCGGGTCGTTGGTTAACTCACTGATCTATAAAAGGATTCACCATGAAGAAGCTGATCGCTGCCCTGATCGCCGGCCTGTTCGCCACCGGTG